TATACAACGTATTGTGTTGAGTTTGCCATGGTCTTTGTTTCCTTCTTAGTAGATGGAAAAAGTGTATTAAACATACCTGTTAGCATATTGTTCCTCTTTCCTTTATTGTTAATAATAAACACACAGGAGTTTCAATCTCTGTTATCCTATGCATCATGTTTACAATTATATACTAGAAAGTGTATTATGTCAACCTTGTATGAAAGATCAACTTTTATGCGACTAATTGTCCTTGTAGTCTGGCACTGCAAATAGATCAATGCCTTCATCTAACAACTTGTTGGCTTCTTCTTTGGTGGTGGTGCCATAGAATTTTTGATCACGTTTACCCTTGTGTGCTTTCCTGGCCTCCTTCGCGAAGTTTTTACCAACATTCTGGAAATCCTTTTTGATCTTCTTGTTAAGTTTACGCAAAATGCTTTCGGCACTTTCGCCCATTACCATATAATCTTCTGGTATTTTTCTTTTCTTTGATGTCTTAACATTTGGCGCCATGATTGCTTTATCAACCGCTGTACTATCACACATGGGACATTGTATCATGCCTTTGTTTTTCTGTCGTGTGTATTCTTTACTGCTAGGAAACCAGCCTTCAAATTCATGATTACACCTGCATCTCAATTGGTACTTGATCATAATATTATTTACATTATACACTTGACAGATAATCCTGTCTACTATAATATTATTTTATGGCAATACATAATACATCAGGATATACTCCCGGTAAAGCAAAAAAGACTTCTATTGGCAGAAACAAGAGTAGAATTAAAAAAAGTTCTATGAACAAACACAAGAAGAGATCTTACAAAGCATACGCCGGTCAAGGCAAGTAATGAATAAGGCCGACCAAATAAAGGCCCTAGCAGTGGCCATAGAGGAGAAAGATAGTATCATTAAAAAGTTATCAGCGGAAGTTGGTAACCTCGAATTTCAAAATGCGGAGTATAGCCAAATAGTGAAAGAGTTGTCTGACCAACTCAAACTCTACAAAAACATGTACGGAACTGTCTTTAAGAGTTCATCAAAGTAAACATCACAGCGTCCTTACGTTTTCTAAACTTCAATGTTTCATAATCGATTATATGTACATTTCTCATGCCGCCATGTTGCTTCATGATGCGTTCTTGATCCAATGGACGTATTGTAATCACTTCCCTGGACGGTAACTTAACTTGATATCCCCAACACATTGGCCACCAATGCAATGGATTAAGTGAGTCATACTTTTCGTTCATTATTATTAAGAATATTATAGGCGTTATGGTAAAAGGTTCTGCCCACCATGGAATGCTATCGATTGTGAAGAAGTCTACAAGGTGTATGAAACCTGTCCACACAGCCAAGACTGTAAGCAAGGTGCCCATGACTGGCCAAAAATCTTCTTCGATGTCAAGATCTGGCTCATGATGTGTATAAAGCCTTATTTGCTGTTGTTTAGTCAACTTCATATAAAGTATGTATGGTGATTTCAGTAGACTTTTACTTTAATTGTGCTACAATTAGGAGTAAATACCAATATGCAGAAACATACTAAAAGTCTATTAGAAGAATTAAGTTCTATGCCACTTAAAAGAGATAAGGAAGAAGTGGTTGAAAGCAGGGCATCGCATATCCTAGAGAGTGCAATCAGACTTATGACTTACATAAGAGAAAACTTTGATCAAGACACTGCTTTCAAACTAGAAAAAAGATTCAATTCTGCATTAAAAAACATGGACGCATCTAAATTTTCAAAAGGTGTTGCCAGGATCAAAGAGAATCAAGACATTAAAAGAAACGTTCTTAAAACAATAGACGGCGAATATCAAGAGGATTAAGAGATGCTGATTGAAGATGTCCTTACAGAATTCAAAAGGACACATTTAGAACACATCGAGGACATCGTTATTACAGATGGATACGAAGGTGGTAAGGCAGTCGTTGAGTATTTCAGAGGACTACTGCTGACATTGAAAGGTTCTAGTTCAGAAGCAATGAGTGTGTCTGTAAAATGGGACGGAGCACCTGCTGTGGTGTGTGGAACCAATCCTGACAATGGTAAATTTTTTGTTGGAACAAAATCAGTGTTTGCCAAAAATGCTAAAATTAATTACACAAAGAAAGATATTGCAAATAATCACGGCACAGACGAATTAGGACAGAAGTTGCTAAAGTGTTTGGTGCACTTAAAGAAACTTAACATACAGGGCGTGGTGCAGGGTGATTTACTGTTCACGGACGAAGACATCACACGTAAGAACATCGAAGGCAAACCTCACATTACATTCACTCCTAACACGATAACATATGCAGTGCCAGAAGCAGGAGACCTAGGCAAACAGATAGACAGTGCAAAAGTTGGGATAATATTTCATACCACATACGTTGGAGACTCACTAGCGGACATGAACGCTCAAGGAGGAGCAGACGTTAGTGGTTTTACTAAGAACGCAGATGTATTCTTCGATAACGCAACCTACAAGGATGTTTCTGGAAGTGCAAAATTTACAGACGAAGAGACAAAACAATTCTTCAATGGGATTGAAAAACTTGAAGGACTTCTAAATGCTGTGCCTAGAAACCTTTCAAGTGTGCTTGGACAGAACCAAGACTTTATTCCAATGTTTCAGATGTACATTAATGCAATGGTCCGTGAAGGTAAGTTACCAAACGATGCAAACAAATTCTTACTAGGTTTCAAGAAGTTTTACAGCGACAGAATGCAAAAACAAATGGCAGGACTTAAGGCACAGAAGGCACTTCAACTTAGATCAGAAAAGATGAAACAGATGCCTGTGTTCTTAAACAGAGCAAAGAAACCATTACAGGCCATGCTGACATTCTATAGGGCGGTGCAGACTATGAAAGCATTTGTGTTAAAGAAGATGAATCAAGCAATGGCTATAGGTTCATTCTCACAAACAGATAACGGTTTGGAAGTTACTGAACCAGAGGGATTTGTCGCTGTTGACAAGTCGGGCAACGCAGTTAAACTTGTTGACAGGCTAGGATTCTCAAGAAGAAACTTAACGGCTGTCAGCAAATTCAAGAAATAGATCTAAAGTCTTGTTGATCTCTAGACTTAATTTTTCTTTGTTAAAAAACAAATCATGATTATGTTTTCTTGTGCTTTGAGTTTGCAGATAAATGTCTTGCCAATTTTTTGTCAATAAGTCCTTACAAGTTTCTGTAATCTTGATTATACGTTTGTTCTTGTCCGCTTCTAGGTCATAAGTCTCATCGATATACGAACCAAATGTTTTGAAACCAATTTCCCTTAACTTCTGTAGATACAGATGGTTGCCATGCACTATAAAAATATGTTTGGCTATGATTGCTTTCCATAGTTTTTCGGTTATGAAGATCTCATCGTTGGTGTCGTTGGTCTCAGACAAAAGGCTATACTTGGTGTCGTTGTATGGCTTCTCATACAGGTCCTGGTCCATCCCGGTCTTTGGATAATCTTGTGCCCATGGTAGTTCGTAGTCATATGGGAGTTTGATTCCTTTGCTCCAATCGGTATAAAGGCTGTTTGATATGTGAGGTTGCATATGTTGAAGTAATTTTATCCTGTGTTCCCTAGGATTTTTATTTAGGTATAGGAAATCATATTTCTTATGTTCGTGTGAGAAATTGAAGTGTTTGCCAGCATGTTTCTTATACATAAAGTACCAGAACCAACTGGTGCCTGCTGACCATTTAATGTGCTCTATTTCTATTTTAGGATATAGTATAGTGTCATCCTTTCCTATCAAAGGATTGTATTCCTTTGTGTGTTCGATGTTATGAATACTTTCCCATGGAGTGGCCTTTATGAAAACAAAGCCTTGACTTTGTAATAATTTGCAACGCCTTGCCAACTCAGCATTGAACTCTATGCTCTGCTCGAACCTGTTGTTGTCTTTTCGTAGATCAATTATGGCAAACCTACGATCATATGAATCTATATCAAAATTATGCAGTGAATAATATTCACCTGTGGTATCAAAACTTTGATCTGACATAGAATGCATGTTGATAAAATTATCAAGGTCGACATTGTTTCCTGTCTTCATTACGTCGGTCAATATAAAATTACGTTGCATGAGTCCTATAAATACCTGTATGTTAACACCATTTCTTAAGTATGTATCTGAAGGCAAAGTCATAAGGCGTCATAATGACCTACAAAGGTTTACCTTTCCAGAAGTAACAGAAAGAATATATCTTAGTTTTCTTACCTTGGCATACCTTAGCCAATTGAAAGACTCTAGAGGGTTTGCCGAGCAGTATGCTGATCAAACCATGGCGAAGGGCACCTTTGATCAAGTTAGGATGATCAACAATGATCTTGCAAACATGTTGGCGATTGTTGCAGGTGATCCTGATATTACCAAAAAACTTAAGAATAAAAACCAAGCACAGGCCATGAGGCAAAGGCAGTCAGTTCCAGTGATGGCATTACGTAGGTATCTGCGATCTTATGAGGACCACTTCCAGAACCTTACAAGATTAGAAAGGGCAATGAACATCACAGATGCAAATCAAAAAACATTACGTAGATTAATAGCCAACTACGGCAGATTAAATTTCAAACAAAAAAATCATACGCTTGCCATGTTGAAACAGATGTTGCAATCAAAGTTACCTAACACTGACCTGCATAGAAAAATAAAAGAACTATAATTGTCTAAAAAAAGAATAGAAAGAAGCAGAGGCAAGACAAGCGATGTCACACTAGATCCTGCTAAGGGCATAGCCATAAAACAATTTCGTGGATTCAATGATCCTGAGAAGGATGCTAGAAGCATTAAGAATAGGCACAGCCACAGGCACTCGTTCCAAAGAGAATTACAGAGTCTAATTAGGCTGAGTGGTTATGAGAACTTTCCAAAACTTTTAGAATATGATGAAGACGCATTATGGATCAAGATGAGTTATTGTGGGAATCCTTACCCATGCATGAGTCCTCGGAAGCCTAGACCGGACTTAATAGATCAAGCCAATCATATAGTTGACACTCTGGCAAAGGTGGACATAAAATACAATTATAAACAAGTATCTGTAATAGACGGCAAGCCATACATCCATCTGCAGGCAGGTAATTTGAATCTACACGGCAACCAACTATATCTATTGGACTTCGAGTTTGCCTTACCTGTTGGTTGTGAGGATATGTTTTCAGTAGATTTTGTTGACAGATACAAGAAAGGCTACACAAAACAAGAATTCAAAAAGTTATTCCATGACTTTCTTGTTCCCACTGGAGAAAAGGCCAATGATATTTGTTATAATGCATTAGGTAACAAAACACATCTTAAAATTATCAAGCGATAAATATTGATATGATAAAAGAAATATGTGAAAAATGTGGGTGCGAACAACATTGTAGAAAATCTTGCACCGAGTGCCGAGACTGTCCAGACTGCGATTGCAAGGAGTGTGGTGCACAACGACAATAGTTTTTGGGTGCTGTATGGACAGCACGACAAACCAACTTTCCTAGATGATGCCGGCAACGGACAACAACTTCAAAGAGATGCCGCATTGTCATACGTAAATCAATGGCGGGTGTGTCTAGACATAGGTAGCAACGTAGGACAATGGACGAGACCACTTGCTAGGAGATTCGAAAGTGTAGTCTGCTTTGAACCAAACCCTAATTTCATAGAGTGTTTTAAGAAGAACATAAATGAGAAAAATGTTATTATATGGCCTGTAGGACTTTCTGACAGTGAACATAAGGCAAAACAACACTTCAACTCAACACAATTACAACACGAAGACGGAGAAATTAATTGCAGGACTCTAGACAGTTTTGGATTGACGAATGTAGACTTTGTAAAGATAGATGTAGACGGCTTTGAATACGAAGTTGTATCAGGCGCCAGAGAAACACTACGAAATAACAATCCTGTACTCAACATCGAAATGAAAAGAGACAAAAGACCGGAAGTGGCGGAAAAAACTAGAAAACTGCTACAAAAACTGGGTTATCGATACATTCGTCAGACAAGAAGCGACCAGATCTGGCTAAATTCATAATATTATCGCATAATTTACCAACTTTACCAATAAATACTTGCATGGTACAGTCTGAGCGACTGTATAGGTATTTTAATCAGAGAAAAAAGGAGGATAAAAAATGCCAGCAAGTGAAAACAACACAACATTCGTGGCGGCTCAAGAGTCTTTACTAGGTAAAGAGTTAGAGTTCATTACGATTGACGCAGGTGAGGAGTTAGCGAATCACCAAGCAAAAAACGAGACGCAGAACGCAATCGAAAACACAGTCAGAGTTTACGGTAACATCGTAGGCGCAGGACCGTTATTCGATACAAATGCTTCAAGAACATATATCGTTGAAGGTACAGACATGTTCGTTGGTGCTCCAGCATCAGCAGGCGGTGCCTTTACTTTTAGTGAATCAGGTGCAGATGGTACTGCTGTAGGAACACTACAAGCGGCACTTAAGGCTCTTGGTACAATCGACGGTATCGATCTAAACGATTCAGGCACAACTGCCAAAATCGAAGACTTAACACTGTAATCATTAACGAGGAGATATAAAAAATGGCTTACGATAATACATTACCAGCGGGCGGTCCAGCAAACTTTTCTGCTCAGAGTACATCTGAAGTAGAAGGTGTAGAGATCGCGTTCTTAAACGTTGACTACATTAGTGACGTTTCAGGAGAAACAACTGATCCTAGAGCGAGTGCGAACACAGCCGGTCTAGAGTTAACAAGACAGGCAATTCAAACAAGATGTAACATCTTAGGTGAAGGTCCGTTGAAAAACTCAGACACAACTAAAGTGTTCATGGTTAGAGCAGATGCTTTAGACACTATTAGTTCAACTACAACTATTGCGGCATTGCAAACTGCAATCCAGGCTAACAACGCAGGTACACCTGACAAGGTTACAGCGAACATTGGTTCTGCGGCAGTGGCAGAGAAAACACTATCTGATACATCAGAAGGTGTTAGTTAATAGTTAAAGCATAGGAGAATAACAACATGCCAATAACAAGAAACAGAAGCACTGACATGGTTAGAAGACAGTCTTACAACGGTAAGGGTCTTACTTTCATCGAAGTGATTTTTGCACAATCAGTAGATGGTGCTACGACACCTGAGTCTAACGATTCAGTGTTCGACAAAGTAACAAAAGTTGTAAACAAAAACGGTACACTTTTGGCTTCATCATACAGATTGGCGGCAAAAGCAACGGTAAACGACGCGGCAGAAGTTAGTGAGATATCAGCAAATAACTCTATTGACTCATTCCAATACGTTGTTGAAGGTACACCGGGACAATACAATGCGGCAGACAGTGCAGGCGACATTAACATGGACGTTGATGCAACTGTGGTAGCGGCGGCGGAAGCAGACATCGAAGCAGACATCAGAGCAGTTTTATCTGGTGATTCATCTGACAACACTCAGCACGTAAAAGTTAGAACACTTTTACCTGAAGGTCACGTGAACGGCGATGCAGATTCTTTCGTTGGAATGTTTGACCAAAGAGGTGATGCATAATAATCACTCTTAGTCACACAGACTAAATTACCAAAGGGCGGATCTACTTTTTAGGTTCGCCCTTTTTTAACGAGTAAATAATCACATGCCAACACATCTAGACGAAACAATCAAAATAATCCTAAGTCCTGACTCCAAATTGCGTGACAAGACTCCTAGGATATATCAATTCCCCAAGGAAGAACACATGCCCAAGCCGTTCAGCAATCTGAAACGGATGAGGTTTTTGAATCATGACCTTAGTGCTGGCAGAAATATAAAAAGATGGTTGTGGAGAGATTACAATCCAGAGATTATATTACAAGAACCACCGTTTGACAAATACGAAGACCAAAGTGAGATCTTTACTTTGATCAGGCATCCTGAACAACGTTGGTGGTCAGGCATAAAGGAGATGTTCTATTTCATGCCCTGGTACACTTGGTGGAAGAACGAAGCCATCATGGAGCAGTGGCCACATTTCACAAGAGGCACTTTCCGCCTGCATGATGTAATGGAACAAGTAAAACCTAAACACCTAATTAAATGTGACGACGGCCTTAACGAAAGAATAATTGCATTTGCAAAAAAGCATGGACTACTTTGTTATGGGAATATACCACATGAAAAAGCATTGAGGCACACCAAGCCTGACATCAAAATGTTAGAAGACAAAGGAGTCCGTGAACTTAAATCTTGGTTACGTAAAAATTCGAACTATCAAAAGAAGTTAGATGAATACCTTGAACCCGATTGGCAGTACTGGGAGAAGGTCGAGTACCAGGACTAATGCACGAATACAGAATACACACCCTAGTTGATATCACAGACAACGGCAATCTAAAAAAGCCGTTCCCTTTCAAAAGTCTATCAGGCGAGATAATACACGACAAACAGACCTTATCCATTGCAAGGAATCAAAACAGCAACTTTGCAACAATGGTGCAACTGCTTCAGATGAGGGGAAATATAACTTGGGAAGTGCCACCTGAAAAAATGGAGATGCCTAACCTGGGCAATCACATGTTTGGTTCCTTCTACGAGGGTAAACACACCACATGGCACTTTCAATTTTTTGTAGAGCAGTCAGGTGTGTACGGCGACGAGATAGATCCATCGGGCAATCTTGTAGATGACTTCCATCATGTCCCCATAGTAAGTTTCTGCAAGGAGACTGCAACATTTCCTTTGTCGACTTTTGACACTAGAAACGTCAAGACCATAAACACGTACTTTTCGTACGCCGGTCCTATCGATAAATAATAGTACATTTTAGGCACATTTTAAAACTTACAAAGGCTCATCTAGGCAATGACTCAGGCACAGTTCCAGGCTATACAAGCGGAGATCAGAGAGATCAAACAGGAATTAAGAGAATATATAATATTAATGAGTACAACAGAACTAGAAAAACAAAACCTTGAAGCACACGTTGACCTTTGCTCTGAAAGATACAAAGGACTACACGATAGATTAAGTGCTATCGAAGTTCGTCTAGGCAAAATGAATGAAGAGATGACTCAAGGTCACAAATCTCAAACGAAGACGATCATAGCAACAGCAGGCACAGTGGTCGCAGGTTTACTATCAACAGTGGTAGTGATCCTAATGAAGATGCCTGGCTAAAAATTTACCAATTAATGTTCATACAAATAGCACCTAAAGTCAAGGTCTTCGTAAACGAGGCCGACATGCATTTTATTAAGACACACTCGCACCAAACATTCCGTGGCAACTCATTGCCACCAGAGGATCAGGACAGAGTCAAGCGTCTTGCCGACAAGGCAATATTTGTAAGAAAGAAACTTGACACCGACGTCCAATATGCTTTAAATAGGAAGATAAGGATAGTTGGCAATGGCAACAAAAAATAAATCAGAACTGGTAAAACAGATTGAGGCCTACGGTCTCAAAAATAAACTTAAAGACCTCGCACGGAAGGAAGAGGCACGTAGACCATTCCGACATTTACCAAAACAATTCTCCAAAGGAATATTGATAGGTAACATAGCAATAGTTCCAAAAAAATGGTCAGGCACAAGGTATGTTTATGTAATAGCGGACATGATGGAAGCACAACTACTCCATGAAGATATAAATTTGAAACAAACCGCCATACTTGTGGCGCACCATCTAGCAGATGGCAAAAGCATTCCATCAAACATTCTCAAACTAGATACAAAATTTGCATCACAACTTTTTGATATACAGAATGCTAAAAGAATGATAAGAGAAGCACAAAAGGAAAAGGACGAGCAGATTGAGGATGTATATTGGGACAGGCTTGACACAGCGAATAGGCTGGCAGATCAGTGCAAGGACAGAATACAGCAAATATTCAATGATACTTTTGGTTAGGAACTAATGGACAAACTTATATTGCAATGGCAGGAACACATGTCTGGTCACGCGGATATATTCCAACGTGACAAGGAGTATTATGTAAGCAGTGATGAAATAGATGTCAAACTAAAGAATCACATTGTGGCAAATAAATTACATTTCACAGACAAAATTGTTGTGGACATAGGTTGCAACAATGGTTTTTGGCTATTACAATTTTATCTACATGGTGCCAAAGAAGTAATTGGAATTGAACCTCGTAAGGCCCTTGTAGACATGTTCAACAATTTTGCACAACAGCACGATCTCCCATGCAAAATGATACAAGGATTCCATCCAAAAGTTTTCGAACTACAGCATATTGATTGTGTAAGCATGATGAGTGTTGATGAAGAGATGCCTGACTTTGATAACTTTCTATACAGACTAGGATGTGCATACCCTGGGTGCAGTCTATTAGTACAATCGATGTTGATTGATGTGCCTGTTCCTAATCCGTACGAAAGCACTGGCTTCAATCCTGTAAATTTCCCTGAGTTCAAGGGTGTGGTTTACAAGTTTGAATTGAAAAATCATGATCACAGAGATGGATTTGACCCAAGGCAAAGTGTAACTGACGATATAGGCAATCAGGATATGAAAAATGCTGATGCAAGTTATATCCATAACATATATTCTAAAGATTACATGCACTATATTTTACAACGTGAGGGATTCAACGTATTGGCAATGAAGAAGATACAGACACAGATCAAGCGACCCATGACCCAGACAGGAAAAAGCGGACTGCTTTGGTGGATAACTGCCCAAAATAGCAATATGACACAAAAAGAACCTGTGAACCTTTTTGAATACAAGACTAAATAAACATAATGAAGAGTTTAGAACTTACAAAACCTATCACAACAGAAAGTCTTTTGGCAGAATTCGAAACAAGATTCAACCAGACTATGGATCTTAGCAAGTTCACAAAAGAGGAACTAGAAGATACTGCTAATCATATCAGAACAAAAATACACGAAATTACACAAAACACGCACTTCGGACAAGAATTAAAAGATAACAATTATCAGAAGAATCAAATGATGTTGGATATTGTCAATCAAGCGATTGCAGAAAGAAAACTTGCCGAGTATGGTGGTGGAACAGGTGATTCTATCATCGGGAGAGCAAGAGACGAGATTAAAGATAAGTTGGCTAAAGGACGACCAATAAGTCCTCAAGACAGGCAAGCGGCGGCCAAACTTATGCAGGACAAGACAAATGAAGTAGCACCACTCATGGCACTCGGCACAGCGGCGGCAACGGCGGCGGGCACAGCGGCTGGTACAACAGCAGTGAACAGAATCGCAGACAAACTTGGAGCATCTAAAGATCATAAAGGCAAGATGCTTAAGAAAGAAGGTGTTGAAGAACAATCAGAATTAATTTTAGCGGCCAAGGACATGATGGACAAGGTAACAGGTTACTTGGAGGATCTAGCATCAATGAAGACAGAAGGAATGTTAGAACTAGCAGACAGAATCAGAGACGAAATGGGAGCAGACAAGGCAGATGCTTTCATGCAAAAAATCCAACCAGCGATTGAACAGGCGGAAGCCACTTTAACGACAACTAGGCAAGAACTAGACAACGGTGTAAGAATATTGACCGGAGAAGAAGTTGCTTCAGAACCTATGGGCGCCGATGACACGATGGACATGGACACAGATCT